AACTGGCTCAGATACGCGTTCGAGATCTCCTTACCCGTGGCTTCTTCAACCTCGCGCAGCGACATCCGCATGTCCTGGCGGGCCTTCTTCAGAAACGGTCCGAGTGAAGGGTTGGCATGCGTCTCCATGGGTTTGTCATCGGGCATCGATGCTCCTCTGATTGTGCCTGCCGGACGCAGAGTCCGACCGAATAGTTATGGGCCGAAATGCTTGATAAGTCAAGCGCATAAGTTTTTCCGGGGAACTTTATGATTTCGCTCATTTCAGCCCCAACACTATTTCGATTATTACCGCCAGCAAGATTGCCATCGCTTCACCGATTTTCATATCGTTTGATCCCGTGCATGATGGTCGTATGGTCGCGCCCGCCTAGCACGTGCCCGATTAGTTGATAGGGCGCGTTTAGCTCGTGCCGGGCTCGCCACATGATCTCAAACCGCGCCCAAGCCACGCCAGCGCGGCGGTTATGGCCTAAAAGATATTCGGTGGAGATGTTATGCTTCTCGGCCGTCTCCTGCGTTATCTGTTTTATTTGTCGGGCTAGGGCTAGGTGATAGGGCGTTAGAACCATGTTGACCTCGGAACATAAAATTGAGCGCGTGCGCGGCTGTCACAAGCGCCCGCTCGTCGGCGTAGGGCGCGTTAATGGTTAGGATTAGGGAGCCGTCGCGCCGATGCAGCGACAGCCCCTTACCTACCCGCCAGCGCGCCGTCAGGCCGCCGGGTTTGGTATCAAGATCAAGACGGAGCATGACCGCGCTTCTCCAGCTCGTTTATTATGATCTTGGCGCGGTAATCGTCCTGTTCTGTCTCTAGCAGGATGTTAAGCGCCTCGTCGGACAGCCAGTGCAATAGCTGGCTAAACTCAAAATAGTCCTTCATGCGGCTCATTATAGGCCCCCCAGGATGTAGGTTAAGAAGAAGAACAGAAGCGGAATTGCAAGCGCCGCCCCTATTGCAAAGGCGATCAAGTCAGCTTTGGTAATCATCACGGCACGCCTCATACACGTCTCGGCTGGCGCATAGGATGGCCTCGACCTGTCTAAAGAGCGGGTCAGTCTGTTCTATGCAGCGGTCAGGCTCTTTAGCCTTGTCGGCGCTTATTGTGAGGTGCTCCAGCTCTATATCGTATGGGCCGCCATCGTCGCCCGTGTCGCGGTCGCGGCCCTCCCACTGGTAGGTTATGGTCGCCTCGCCGTAGCAATAAAGCGCGAGCCCCGGCCACGGCTGATATTCGTCTAGCTCATATGTAATATATGCCATTAGAGTCCGCTCCATTTGTCTGTCCAGTATTCTTCCGCCGCGTTAGTGTGCGCGTCCTGTAGGGTCTTATAGGCCACGTCCAGCAGCGGCGTGCGGTCTTGCTTGGCAAGATGATCTAACAGCGCTTCAAGCTGGTCGATTTCAATGGTCAATTCGATCATAGCGTTGCCCTCAAGAATTGACGCGCGATCATTTCGGCGTTGTCCAGCGATGCGATGGACGCGGCGAGCGACAGTGACAAGCCAAACTTGGCTAAGAACGTCGCCAGCTCGTCGGGCGGCACTTTGGCTATGATAGCGGCGGCCTGTTCGAGCTTTGCTTTGGGCACGCGCTTGCGCGGTATTGCGGCGACAGGTTCGGCTTTGTCTGCTTTGGGCCAGCGGTAATCATTGAGCATTTTAACTTCGGTCTGCACTTTGTTGCCGTTCTTCACCGGGCGGCCGTATCCGTCGACTATCGCCACTTCCACGTTGCGCGGCGTCGCCGTTGCTTCAGCCAAAATAATCGGGCGCAACTTTTCGTTATACATTGCCAGTCGGGCGCGGCGCTTCTTAGTCTCTTTATCGGGTTGCGGATTGCGCGCCGTTCCCGCCCGGCCAACGATGCTATGCGATAGCGCGTTAGCTTCCCACGCGACTAGATGGCCGGCATGATGCACGCCGGGTTTGTTCCATTGTTCGGTCATTACTTCTTTTAAGGTTGTCATGTCGTTTGCTCCTATGTGGATACGTTACAATAAAGGCGACGCCATTGTCTAGCGCCGCCTGTTAGTTATCGCGGTACTCTGATTCCATCGAAAAACGGTGATTCGTTGCCGTCTTTTAGGCGCACAAACCAGTCGCCCTTGCGCTGATAGACACCAAAGCCAAGTCCGAATTGCGTGGCCGCTTGGTTCATCTTGCGCTTGGTTGTCACGGTTTGCCAACCGCCGCTGTTTAATGTGACCATATTTTCATCCTATGACACAATGCGGGTTGACACGTATGTCACGCCGTTGTTGTCCCATGTTGTGCGATAGTTTGAGAGTTTATCCATTCTTGGCATTGTCTTGGCTCCCTACAGTGTGGATATGTTATTTATAGGCCGATTGTGGATATCGTCAAGAAGTTTTTTACGAAAAAGCGAAAATAGTTGCGCGATAGTTAGAAAATAGTCGAGACGACGTGGGGCTGGAGGCGAGGCGCGGCAAGGGAATAGTCGTATAGTCATATTGGTTTACTACTGTTATCAAAAGTGTAAATGTATACATAATAGGTAAAGGGTTAGGGCGATGTAAGTTTGTATGACTATTCGACTATATGACTATAAGGGCCTCGTCTCGCAGCGCTGCACACGACGCCAGGTCGCCCTGTGATGACATGCCAGGTCGCCCTGTGATGACAGCTCGCAGCAACCTCTGATCTCGATGACTATATGACTATGTATGTCAACTTAACGTAATGCTTTAAGTCTACATTCATGATGCTATGGGATTGTAAACGGGAGGGGGGCTGGGCCGAGGGATCTCCTTTAAGAAATACGTAGGCATTAAGAACAATTTTTATTTTTTATTTTTTCATGCTAAAAGTTTTATTATGTTCGAAAGCCTACCTTATGAACCGCGCAAGATCGAAGCTACCGAAGCAGTGCTTGAGCGCATCTATCTCGCCGCCCGCAAAGGGCTGAAAGGCGACACGCTCGCCTACGCCGCTGGCATGACGCCGACCGAATACCGGCGGTTGGTGCAGTTCGACCCCATCGCGGAGTATGCCGAACAGAAAGGCCGCGCAGAGGGCGAGGCGGAAATGTCCGAAGTGCTGCACAAGGCCGCCCGCGAAGGTGACACTAAGGCGGCGCTGGACATTCTCAAACACGTGCATAAGTGGACAGCGCCACAGTCGGTGCAGGTGCAGGTCGAGCAGCGCATATCCATCATAGCGGCGCTAGAAGAAGCGCAGCAGCGCGTCATAGAAGGACAAGTATTAGATGCAAGTGCCGATCTACTCAGCGGACGAAGAACAGAAGCTGATGGCGACCCTATGGTCGGCGCAGGTGAAGAACGATCCGGTCGCGTTCGTGAGGATGGCGTTCCCGTGGGGTAAGGCTGGCACGCCGCTGGAACACTTCACCGGCCCGCGCAAGTGGCAGCTTGAGGTCTTACAGGATCTGAAGGCCCATATAGCGGACAACAACGGCCGCCTTGACTTCGAAACCTTCCGCATGGCCACGTCATCCGGGCGCGGTATTGGCAAGTCGGCCCTTGTTAGCTGGTTGGTCATTTGGATGCTGACGACTCGAATCGGCTCGACCACCATCGTGTCGGCCAACTCAGAAGCCCAGCTCCGCAGCGTCACCTGGGCCGAGATCACCAAATGGCTATCTATGTGCCTTAACAGCCATTGGTTCGAGGTGAGCGCAACACGAGTGCTACCGGCCAAGTGGATTGCGGAACTGGTCGAGCGGGATCTGAAGCTGGGCACGCGCTACTGGGGCGTCGAGGGGCGGCTGTGGTCGGCCGAAAACCCTGACAGCTACGCGGGCGTGCACAACTTCGCGGGCGTCATGCTGGTGTTCGACGAGGCCAGCGGTATTGATGACTCTATCTGGGCGGTGGCCAGTGGCTTCTTTACAGAGAACACTCCTAATCGTTTTTGGCTTGCTTTTAGCAACCCCCGCCGTAACAGCGGATATTTCTACGAGTGCTTCAACAGCAAGCGCGACTTCTGGCGAAACAAGGTTGTTGACGCTAGAAGCGTGGAGGGCACTGATAAGGCAGTCTATCAGCAGATTATCGACGAATACGGACCCGACTCTTCTCAGGCCCACGTCGAGGTCTACGGAGCCTTCCCGAACGCATCGGATGACCAGTTCATACCGTCCTCACTGGTCGCGGAAGCACAACAAAGGTCGCCATCGAAGGATCAGACTGCGCCGATAGTCGTGGGCGTTGACCCAGCGCGGTTCGGGGCGGACGCTACGGTCATCGCCATACGACAGGGCAGGGACATCATCGGCATACGCCGCTACCGGGGCGACGACACCATGGAGGTGGTGGGGCGCGTCATTGACATCATAGAAGAGTATCGGCCGACCTTGGTGGTCATCGACGAGGGCGGCCTAGGGGCTGGCGTCGTGGACCGGCTGAAGGAGCAGCGCTACAAAATCCGGGGTGTCAACTTCGGTATGCGCAGCAGCAAGCCGATCATGTTCGGGAACAAGCGCGCCGAAATGTGGCACGCCATGCGGGAGTGGCTAAAGACGGCCAGCATCCCTAATGATCGCTTCCTAAAGTCCGACCTGACCGGACCGTTAATGAAGCCCGACAGTAAAGGGACTATATTCCTAGAGAGTAAGAAGGACATGAAGGCGCGCGGGCTGGCCAGCCCTGACGCCGCCGACGCTATCGCGGTGACGTTCGCGTATCCTGTGGCGCACCGTGAAGCGCGCGTAGACAACAGGCCAAGGGTCAGTTATGGTGGCAACGCAGCCTCTTCAGGATGGATGGGACACTAATGCCTCTCGTTAAGAGCACCAGCAAGAACGCCTTCCGTAAGAACATCAAAGCGGAGGTAGCCGCCGGTAAGCCTGTCAAGCAGGCTGTCGCCATCGCCTACTCGACGAAGCGCGCAGCGGCCAAGAAGGGCAAGTCTTGTGGCAAGTGATGATGTAGTCGCCGCTGGCAAAGTCTCCGAAAGCGGAGATCAAGATCGCCTTGCAACTATGCGTCATCGGTTCACGGTGGCGCAGGCCGCTTATTCGGACAGCCGCGAGGATGAGCTAGACGATCTGCGGTTCATGGCGGGCTCGCCGGACAACGCATGGCAGTGGCCGGCGGACGTGCTGGCGACACGCGGAGCCGTGCAGGGTCAGACGATCAACGCGCGGCCGTGCCTGACGATCAACAAGCTGCCGCAGCACGTGCGCCTCGTGACGAACGAACAGCGCCAGAACCGTCCGACCGCGCGGGTCATCCCCGCCGACGAGAACGCGGACCCGGAGGTCGCGGAGATCTTCGACGGTATCGTGCGGCACATTGAGTATATGTCCGACGCCGACGTGGCCTACGACACGGCCTGCGATAATCAGGTCACATATGGCGAAGGCTATATCCGCATCCTGACGGAATATTGCAAAGAAGACTCGTTCGAGCAGGACATCCGCATCGCGCGCGTCCGCAGTAGCTTCAGCGTCTACATGGACCCGATGATCCAAGACCCGTGCGGTCAAGACGCGAATTGGTGCTTTATCACGGAAGACATTCCGAAGCGCGAGTATGAGGAACTGTATCCTGACGCGACGCCTGTAACGGGCATGATGAGTCAGGGCGTGGGCGACCAGACGCTATCGATGTGGGTCAGCCAAGAGACTGTCCGCATCGCTGAATATTTTTACGTTGACACGCGCAAACATACGCTAAACCTCTACCCGGACAACATTACGGCGTTCGATGGCACGCCGGAGGACAAGCGCCTCAAGGCTGTCTATGGCAAGCCGCTGCGCTCGCGCGAAAGCGACCGCCGCAAGGTCATGTGGATCAAGACCAACGGCTATGAGGTGCTGGAAGAGCGCGAATGGGCGGGTAAATACATCCCCGTGATCCGCGTGATCGGCAACGAGTTCGAGGTTGACGGTCAGATCTACATTAGCGGTCTGGTGCGTAACGCTAAAGACGCGCAGCGCATGTATAACTATTGGGTCAGCCAGGAAGCGGAAATGCTGGCGCTTGCGCCTAAAGCGCCGTTTATTGGTTATGGCGGCCAGTTCGAAGGCTACGAAACCAACTGGAAAACGGCCAATACGAACAACTGGCCGTATCTTGAAGTTAACCCGGACGTTACCGATGGCGCTGGAAACCCGTTACCGCTACCTGAGCGCGCCCAGCCTCCGATGGCTCAAACGGGCCTTATTCAAGCCAAGGTGGGGGCTGGCGAAGACATCAAGTCGACCACTGGCCAGTACGATAGTAGCATTGGGGCGACTTCCAACGAGCGGACGGGTCGTGCGATCCTCGCTCGGGAGCGGCAAGGCGACACGAGTACTTATCATTATGTCGACAACCTCGCGCGGGCGGTAAAATACGTCGCGCGGCAGTTGGTCGACCTGATTCCGAAGATCTACGACACGCAGCGCGTCGCCCGAATCATCAACGTCGAGGGCGAAGTTGGCATGGCGCGGATTAACCCGGCCCAGCCGGAGGCCGTGCGGTCAATCGTCAACGAAGAGGGTATTGAGATCGCCAAGATCTACAATCCCAACGTCGGCACCTACGACGTGCATGTGTCGTCTGGCCCCAGCTACATGACCCGTAAGCAAGAAGCTATGGACACGATGGGCCAGATCCTCCAGACCAATCCGGCGCTTTGGTCGGTCGCGGGCGATCTGTTCGTCAAGAACATGGACTGGCCAGGCTCTGAGACGATGGCCAAGCGTTTTGAGAAAATGCTTGATCCGAAAGTGTTGCAAGACACCGACGAGTCGCCGGAAGCGCAGGCCATGCGTATGCAGATGGAGCAGATGGCCAACGAGATGGAGCAGACCAACGCCCAGATCCAGCAGCTCATGCAGTCGTATGAGATGCAGAAATTGGCGATTGACGAGCAAAACACGCAGATCAAGGCTTATGACGCCGAAACTAAGCGTCTGTCGGCCATGCAAGCCGGTTTGTCGCCGGAACAAATTCAGGATATTGTGCAGGGCACTATCGCGGCGGCGCTCGACACGGGTGATTTAGTGCCGGGCAGTGAGCCTATGCGGGAGATTGGTCAATGAGCTGCGCAGATCTGATCGGACATTTATTTTTAGCTAGGGACGTTGTTCATAGTGTCCACCTGAACACGCGGTCTTACGCTAAACACAAGGCTCTCGGTAAGTTCTATGAAAATATCATCGGGCTAGCCGACGATTTGGCGGAAGCCTATCAGGGTCGACATGGCCTAATCGGCCCGATTACGCTGCATTCGGCCAAAAAGACCAACAATGTCGTTGAATTTCTTGAAGATTCGCTGAAAGAGGTCGAAGAAGCTCGAAAAGAGTTTGGCGACGACAGCGCGCTTCAGAACATTATCGACGGTATCGTGGACTTATATCTGTCGACGTTGTATAAATTGAAATTCCTGGCGTGAGGCAAAAATGGCATATTATCAGGAAATCGAAGCATCTACTCAGCTTAAGGTCGGTCTGGCCAAGCTGAAGGGCATTTTTGCCTCTAGTGGCACCTCTGTCACAGTCGCGGTTTATGACTCTCCTGCGGCGTCGACCTCAGATCCTCTCGTTCTGGCGCAGTTTACGGCGGCGACGCCGGGAAACTACATCTTTACGGCTGAAGGTATCAGCCTGAATAAAGGTCTTTACGTCGTCCTTGGCGGCTCTAGTCCGAAAGTCACCGTCTTCTTCGAGTGATCTAAATGGCCTTTATTTACAATCTTACTGATAGCTGGAACGACGCCGCAACGACGTGGAACGGCATTAAACTTGCCGTCACCAACACATCGTCAGATGCGTCTTCTAAACTGCTAAATTTGACGGTTTCAGGGGCCACTACGGCCTCTTTTGTTGTCGATAAGAGCGGTAATTTAGAGCTAAACGGGTCTGTAAATAAGGTCACGATCACCGCCCCGGCGACGGCTGCGACGTTCACGCTGGCCAATAACTCGACGTTTGCGACGGTTGGCGGCTACGCCACGACGTTTACCTTTTCCGGCGCGACTAGCCTGACGTTTCCGACAAGCGGCACGGTCACGGCGCTCGGGAATACGACGACCGGCTCTGGCAGCATCGTGCTGTCCGACAGTCCGACTCTCGTGTCGCCTATCCTCGGCACGCCTACTTCTGGCAACCTGTCGAACTGCACAAACTTCCCGGCGTCGGGGCTTACGGGCCTTGGCGCAGGCGTTGGAACGTGGCTCGCCACGCCGTCGTCAGCCAATCTGCGCTCGGCCGTCACTGACGAAACGGGTAGCGGTTCGCTTGTGTTCGCCACAAGCCCGACGCTCGTTACGCCGAACCTTGGCACGCCTTCGGCTGCGACGCTCACCAATGCGACCGGCCTGCCGATTAGCACGGGCGTCAGCGGTCTGGGTAGTGGCGTTGCGACGTTCCTTGGCACGCCTTCTAGCGCCA